GCCGATGGTACTTATGAAGACGGCGTGGCCTGGAACGGCCTGGTTTCTGTCAGCAATAACCCGGACGGTGCAGAACCGAACGAGCTGTGGGCGGATAACATCAAGTACGCGATTCTTCGTTCTGCGGAAACGCTTTCCCTGACGATCGAAGCGTACACCTACCCGGCCGAATTTGAAGCCTGTGACGGTATGGCAACGCCTACCGGTGCGAATGGCCTGGTCATCGGACAGCAGGCTCGTAAAGGCTTTGGCTTCTGCTATCGCACCGAAGTCGGTACCGACGCAAACGGCGCTGCAGGCTACAAGCTGCACCTGGTCTACGGCTGCACGGCTACTCCTTCTGACAAGGACTACGAGACCATCAACGACAACCCCGACGCGATCACCTTCAGCTGGGACATCGATACTGTTCCTGCGCCGCTTACCGGTGCTTATGCCAATTATAAGCCGGTGAGTGAAATCGTCATTGACAGCACCACGGTTGACTCCACTAAGCTGACCGCTTTGGAGACCATTCTTTACGGATCCGGAAGCACTGCTCCGGCACTGCCTGATCCCACCACTGTCATTACTACCATTAAGGGTCAGTAATCGACATAATATGCTCACTCGGGGGCCTCAGCAATGGGGCCCCCTCCACTTTCTTTTTTATTTGCAAGGAGGTTTATTGTAAATCATGATTAAGAAGAATATTACCTACGTCGATTTTAATGGCGAAGAAAGAACAGATGCATTTTATTTCAATCTGAGCAAAGCTGAGCTGATGGATATCGAGCTCGATTACAACGGAAACATGAGCGAGGCGATGAATATCATGCTGGAAAAGCGTGATATGAAGGGCATTCTCGGTCTGCTGTCCAAGCTGGTCCGCAAGGCTTATGGCGAAAAGAGCGGAGACGGCAAGCGCTTTCTCAAGAATAAGGAACTCGAAGACGGATTTGTTACGACCGATGCGTTCAGCAACCTGCTGATTGAGCTGGTGAACGACGAAAAGAAGCTGGAAGCTTTTGTTGCCGGCGTGGTTCCCGCAGATATGCGCGAAGAAATTGAAAAGCGAATTGACGAAAAGCGGGATACCGAGACCGAAGCGAAGCCGGAGCTGAAGGTTGTTGACAAGCCGACCGGGTCTCCGATCGAGATGAACTAAAATGCTGAAACTGGTTGTGAACGGAGACGAACTCTGGGACGAACAAAGTCAGGAGTTTATTACTGTCCGGGGTCAGACACTGCAACTGGAACACTCTCTGTTGAGCATTTCAAAATGGGAAGAAAAATGGAAGAAGCCCTTTCTGGACGACAGCAAGCCCAAGACGGTGGAAGAAGAGCTGGATTACATCCGGTGTATGACCATTAACGCGGGCAACGTCGATCCAATTGTTTATCGCTCTCTGACTCCGGAACATTTTAAGAAAATTCACGAATACATCGAAGATCCTCATACTGCCACGACCTTTAGAGAAGATAAGAACGCCCCGAAAAATCGATCGATTACCACAGCCGAAATCATCTATTATCAGATGACTGCGCTGAATATTCCGTTCGAGTGTGAGAAATGGCATTTGAACAAGCTAATGACATTGATCAGGGTGTGCGCGATTAAGAACGCGCCTTCGAAGAAGGGCAAAGGCAAAAACAAAGCCGGCTCTTCGGCGGCTACCCGTGAACTGAATCGAAGACGCCTCGCTGAAATGGGGACGAACGGATAAAGGAGATGCTGCAGAGATGAAGATAACGGTGACTCAAAAAGGAAGCACCAAGAACACCATGTCACTGCTGAAAAGAATTTTGAGCCGAAGCTATCTTCAGAGCCTGGAGCATTACGGCCAACTTGGTGTGGAAGCATTGTCGTCGGCCACTCCGGTTCGAACCGGTGCGACCGCCAATGCATGGCGATACAAAATCGAAGTTGATGACAAAGCGACCAAGATTGTCTGGACCAATTCCAACACCGTTGACGGGTGCAACGTGGCCCTGCTGATTCAGTATGGTCACGGCACCCGCAACGGCGGATACGTCCAGGGAATTGATTTTATCAATCCGGCGATTCGACCGATATTCACCGGTTTTGCTGATAATATATGGAGGGAGGTAATGAGGAAATGAGCAGCAATGCTGACATTGAAACCAGAATACTAGAGATGAAGCTGGACAACGACCAGTTTGAGAAGGGCGTTCGATCCACGATTCAGTCTCTGGAAGATCTGGAAGAAAAGCTTGAGCTGAAAGACGCCGGCGATGGATTCGACAGAGTTTCCAAAGCGGCGAATACGATGCAGTTTTCGAGCATGGAGCGCAGCCTTGACGCCATTACCGATAAATTCTCCCTTCTCGGCAATGTCGGTTTGCAGGCGCTTGAGCGGATTTCGAATAAGATCGTTGACATCGGCGAGAATATTCTTAAAGGTATCACGATCGACCCGTTAACGGCTGGCTGGGGCGAATTCGAGTTGAAGACGAATTCTATACAGACCATTTTGGGCGGGACGCGAAAGTATTATAAGTCGGACGCTGAAGCTCTGCACAATATCAACAAAGAGCTGGATGCGCTTAACGAGTATGCCGATCAGACAATTTATAGCTTTGCCCAGATGACTGAAAATGTCGGTAAGTTTACAAATCAGAATATCGATTTGAAAACATCTACGCAGGCTATTAAGGGTATCGGTAACTGGGCGGCTCTCGTTGGCGCAGATTCTGCTCAGATGAGCCGTGCTATGTATAACATATCTCAGGCTCTTGGCGGCGGAGCTATGAAACTGGTCGACTGGAAATCCATTCGTTTCGCCAATATGGCCACGCCCGATGTGCAGAAGCTGTTTGCCGACATCGCGTATGCCCAAGGCGGAATGAAGGATAAAAAAGGAAATAATCTGAAGAAAGACAGCAAGCAGGCCAAGAAAGTTTATCAGTCGATCATCAGCGACTTCGAAGGAAGCTTGAAAAGCGGATGGCTCACCAACGATATTATGATGAACGGCTTGAAAGTTCTGTCTGGTGAAATATCCGGTGAAGACCTCGCCAAGCTGTTCGGAGACAGTGAGGAAGCACAGGCGCTTGCCGCTCAGTACGCTCAAATTGCAGCGGATGCAAAGGAAGCCGCAACAAGCGTTAAGACATTCACGCAGCTTGTCGGCGTGCTTCAGGAATCGCTAGGTTCCGGATGGGCCACAACTTTCGAAAAGTTATTTGGCGGATTTGAGCAGCAGAAGAAGTTCTTCACTGAAATAAGCAATATCATTGGCGGCTTCATTGAAAGAGATGCTGATGGCCGGAACAGCTGGGTTGATCGTTTTGCCAACAGAAACAACGGTGTTCTGCTTTTTCAGGATACGATCATCAACATCATCCATCTGCTGACCGAACTGTGGGGGCTGGCCCAGGATGTAACCGACAAGCTTATTGATCCGTTTGGCGGTATATATAAATTCTTTGGCGATCCGGCAACTGCAGAGTTATTCGGTCAGGGCAGCGAGGAACTAGAGAAAAACCTGAACGATACCGGGCTGACCGCACAGCATGTGGCCGGTATTATTGCCGACCTGGATCTCGCGTTCAGCGGACTGTATCAATGGTTCCACGGCGAGAAGACCGACGAAAACGGCAACGTGATTGAAGAGGCGACGCCGGCTTACGAGAATGCGGTAAAGATTTTCGCCGGACTCGGCTCTGTCGTCATGATCGCCCTAAACGCCATTGAGAATTTATTCCGCTTTGGCGGACGCATTCTTGCGCTGTTTGAACCGTTGGCTTCTTCTGTGCTTAAGCTTTTCGGCAATGTCGGAGGTATTCTGTACAGCATTTATCAGAACATTGCCGGACAACATACCTTCTCTGACTTCTTCAATAATCTTTATGCCGTCATCAGCCCGGTTATATCCGCAATTGTGGACTTTGCTTCGGTTATTCTGGACCTGATCGCCGCGTTGTTTGATCTCGGAACAGAGATGGACGCGACAGGTGCCAAGGCAGAAAACAACAAGCTTGGACCGTTCATCAAGACGCTTTCGGATATTTTCGAGAGCCTTCCGCTGCTTCTTGCACCGGTTTCCGCGCTGCTGACAAAAGTTGTCGGCGGAATCACCGGTTTTATTCGAGGGGTCATGAAAGGCTTCCCCGCAATTAAGAAGCATGTTAAGAAGGAAGGCGTAACTCCCTTCCAGGACCTGAAGGATATCGTTCAGGAATTCATTGCTGAGGGATTCGGCGAAGATGCAGCCAAGTCTATTACGGAATGGTATAATAACAATGTGAAGGGCACGCTCGAATCCCTTGTTGAATGGTTTGGAACGGCGTACGACTCTATTGTAACTTTCTTCAGCGAACTACCGGAGAAAGTTGATAAGCTTGTTGCCCGCGTTAAGGCGGCGTTCAACGCTTTCTCCAACTACAATTACGACTCTTCTCTGACCCCCTTTGAGAATTTTAAAGAGCGGATGAAGCAGACGATTCTGGCGCTGTTCGGCGAAGAAGTCGGAAGCAATATCATCAAGCAGTATCAGGAGCATATTGCGCCTTATGTCAATAAGGTTGCCGAGATGATTGAAAGCTCCTTCAGCAATGTTACACGAACGCTGGACGGAATTACCGAGGCGCTCAAAGCCGATTATACGGGTATCGACAATCCGTTTGATCTGCTTCAGGCCATCGCGCTGAACTTCCTGAAGGGGTACAACAAAGATGAAGAACTCGGGGTGGATCTCGAGAATAAATATCCCGGTGTGCTAGAGTTCTTCCAGACCCTTTCTGACACCTATGACAAGGAGATCAAGCCGGTTGTCGACAAGGTGCTCGGATGGGTAACAACGGATATTCCGAATGCACTCAATACGGTTTGGGAATTCCTGTTCGGAAAGGACATGCTCGTCAATAAGGGTGAAGGTGGCCTTGCCCATCTTGAGAAAGAGCATATCCCTGGGCTGTTTGACAACTTCCTTACGTGGATTAATGGTGACGGAAAGACCAAACTGGACGAGATTGTTAAATTCTTCTCGGACATGTGGACTAAAATCAATGACGCCCTCTTTGGCCACGATATTCTTGTTAACAAGGGCGAGGGTGGGAATGCTCATCTTGAGAAAGAGCATGTACCCGGCGTATTCGAGAACATTCTCAACTGGGCGAAGACTGACGGGCAGAAAATTATCGACGAGATTACGAATTTCTTCACGGAAGCCTGGAACACGCTTAACCGTATTCTATTTGGATACGACGTTCCTGCCGGACAGACTACAACTATGTGGCAGGGCGGACATGTTAACGGAATCGTTGATAATGTCCAGAACGCTTATCAGCGCGTTGCCGACTGGTGTAACAACGACGGAGCGGAAATTGTTAAGACCGTTACAGATTTCTTCCTCGGCGAAGAGACCGAAACCACCGATGCCAACGGCAAGACAAAGAAAGAACGAGTCGGCGGCCTGATTCAGGACGCGGAGAAGTTCTGGAATGATTACGGTTCCACAGCCTGGGAATCCATCAAGACTGTATATAACGAAGTGAACACCTGGGTTAACGGCACCGGAGCCACCGTCGTTAAAGCCGTTACAGACTTCATCTTCGGCAAAGAAGATGAGAAGACAAAGGAGCGTTCCGGTGGAGCAATCGATGCCGTTGTTACTTGGTATAATGATAACAAAGCCACTCTTGAAGATGTGTTTACCAATAAGCTGCCGCGGCTCTTCACACAGATCCAGACTGTTCTGTTCGGCCAGGATGTTCCCGCCGGTCAGACCACCAGTATGTGGCAGGGCGGGCATATCAACGGTGTTATTGACATCTTACAAGAATCCTTCGGAAAGCTGAAGGAATGGGCCGAAGGCGACGGTGCTGAAATCCTCAAGACTGTCGGAGACTTTATTCTCGGAAAAGAGATTCTTGACGAGAATGGAAAAGCAACCGGCGAAAGAGAAGGCGGCGCCTGGCAGGCCGTTCAGACCTTCCTCGACCCGATCGCCAACTGGATTTCTGAAAAGGGCGAAAAGGTCTATAACTACCTCACAACTCACGATTTCGAAGAGATGTGGGCCGATCTGGATACGTTCCTGTTCGGGGCAAAGGATCTGAGCGATCCTACTGGGCAAAAGCGAACCGGAGAAGGCGTGCTTACGCCGATCATGAACGTGCTTCAACCCGTTGCCGATTTCTTTGGCGGCGTCGGAGCAAGCCTGTTGACGACTATTCAGAGTGTTGACTTTGGTAAAGTATGGGCAAAGATCAGCGAATTCTTCTTTGGATCGAATGAGCTTGCCCTTATTAACGAGGGAAGCGGGGATACCTATTACGAGATTCAGCATGTAGACGGCCTATTTGACCGGCTCGCGAATCTGTTGGACAGGGTTATTACGTTCTTCGAATCCGATACGTGGAAGGGCATCAAGGATGCTATTTCCCAGTTCTGGGATGAGTGCGTCAAGCCGATTATCGACTTTTTCGGAACGATCGGCGGATCCTTATTTGAGTCTTTGGGGGAATGGGATCCGGAGAAAGGATTCTTTGATAATATTGGGACTATTCTCGAAAAGATGTCCGGCAGCATTTCCACGGAATTCCCGAAGCTGCTTGAGAAATTCGGGATTAGTCTCGGCGAAATGCCCGACATCTTCGGGACATTCCTCGGCGGATTATTCCCTTCTTTCGGAGGGAGTTCTTCCGGAATCGATGATTCTGGAGACAAGCAGGATGGTGTAAGCGAGGTCGAGCAGCGGGCCAATGCCGCGGCCGAGAAGAATAAGTCTGTCTGGGAGCAGGCCGGTGATGTGCTCGCGAGTATATTTTTCAGTACGGCCAGTGCAGAAGATGCAGTAACCGACGATCTGAGCAAGGCGTCCGAAGAATCGACGGACAAAGAAAAGAAGAACAAGTCCATCATCGAAGATGTTATCGGGAACGTCTTTGGCGGAACAACCGCGGTATTTACCGGATTGGGCGAAACTATTGGCGGGTTTATTGGCGGGCTGACCGAAAAATCCGGTCCGTTGCTGACAATTCTCGGCGTCGGCGGTACGGTTGGCGGGATCGCAAAGATAACGTCAAGTATTTACGGCGCTGAAAACAAAGGCGTTATCGATAAGATTGCCGAGTTGCTTGATGCTCTTGGCGGACTTATTGAAAAAGTTGTATGGCTTGCCGGACTCACGGCACTTGTTGATTTGTACAACAACGCCAACGGAACCGATTTTAATCCGTTAGTAGAAACGCTGAACGCCATAAGTAGTTTTCTAACCAACATGATCACGACCATGGTCACGTTCTCCATCGTGACGTCCGTTGCTAACGGTTTTATTCAAATCGGCGCAGATTTTGCAGAAGACAAAGCAAACACAACGATGTCTGCGGACATTGAAACGGTTTCCGAGACTATGGAGGGAATCGGTGTAGGGCTGCAGTCGTTGATGAACTCCGTCAGCATTTTGATTGACAACATTTGGAAAATTCTCGCCACAGAAACCGCGCTGGAACTTCTTCTTGGAAAAGGCGAAGATGAAGAATCGAAAATGCCGAGGTTGCACGAGGCAATCAAGCTCGTTACAGAATGTATAACGTCGCTTGTCGGCGGTATTTCGTGGGAATCCTTGTTCCCAGCGACGCTTATGAATATGCTTTCAGGCGGCGTGAACGGCATGGTCGGCGGTGCTGTTTTTAAATGGTTCGGCCTTCGTACTCGCACTGAACCGATTGCGAACAGCATTATGGCAATCGGCGATGTCATACAGTCCGTTCTTGAGGGCGTGAGCAATATTCTGAACGCCATAACGATTATGTCGTTGCTTACAGATCCGAATGACATTAGGGAAAAGATAGCCCTTGTAAAGGACCTTGTTGGTGTTTTGCCTGGCGTTTTTACAAGTATTGCCGATGCAGTTGGCGCGATTGCCAGTTATAAGTTCTTTAATGCTTTGAACGGTTTGAATATTGCTACCGCAGAAACGTCTATTGCGTTCGGCGGAGCAGAAAGTCTTGGGCTTGCCGCTAAGGTTCCGCTTTTCGCATCGATTGCCCTGATAGTTCTCGCTTTTGCGGACTTGGTCGGGATTGTTGTTAATCGGAACATTCAGCGACTTGCTCCGACATTGTATATTGCGGGGCAGTTGATCGCCGGCGCAATTAACGCATTTAAGAGGGTTGACTTCGGAGCGCAGAATAACGCATCCGAGTCCATCAAAACTGCCATTGATATGCTCAACAAACTTGGTGGATGGGGTTCTCGTCCTGGCGCTAAACCGATGGAAAACAGTACACTTTTTAGAGATTCCATGTCAAATTTAGCACTCGGTTTTGATGTGATCACAAGGAGCATGAACGGGTACGATCCAAAATCTACCGCGCTTGTTGACGCTCTCGACCAAATGAACACCGCATGGGATTATTTCTCGACAGCGAATGAAGGTAAAGGATTCGATGTATCTGATTTCCAGGGCAAGCTTTCTATTCTACAGCTGGCCGGGCAGAACATCAGTTCTATTTCTGGATCGTTCCGAGGCGTTAGCGAAGAAGACGTCAGCCATGTTTCCACGGTTGTGGACTTCATGCGCAATGTTTCTGAGGTGGCCCAGGTTGTTTCGACAATATACGGCCTTGGAAGTCTCGGAACACAGATGAATTTCGGATACGACGCCGGTCTTGGTTCCATGATGAGCTTCCTGGAAGAACTAAGCTGGGTCGGAACCGTGAGCAAGGACGAAGCTGGAAAAATCACCGGTATCGAAGAACTTGACCCTGAGAAGATTCGCGGTGTGTTTCTCACGATGATCGAGGCTTTGCCCGATCCGGACGAAAACAAAGAGCTATTCGACAAACTGCATTCATTTATCGAAGCCGGCGGCGGAAATCTTGGGTTGTTCGTGAACGGCTTTACCGGCCTGAATCGGGCTCTCGAACAGTATTCTGGCATTATGTACACGCTCGGAACCGACAACTTTGTGAGACAGACCTCTGCCTTGGCCGATATCGATAAGCTTGGCCAGTCGCTTACAACAGACTACAAATTCCTCGGCAACAGCGGAGATGTTGCCAACGTGAATACGCGCCTCGGACTGTTCGCATCTGATCTTGGCTTACTTGCTCAGAGCATGCTAGCCCTTGGAAATAACGTAAAGGACATCAACAGTGACGGCGGAGACACGTTTGGCGAAATTGCCGATTTCCTTCATCGAATTAATAATCTTGGTGCGATTTACGAGATATTCAACGCCGATGACGGACAGTGGTATGGAACAAACGAATTCGGAAACCATCTGAATACATTTGTCAGCGATTTCAATTCTCTTCAGGCGGCTTTTGGACAGTTCTGCGGTTACCTTGTGAAGACCGATAATTACGACTTCGACATCACCGCTCTCGACGCCGCTGCAACTTTCTTTGAAAGACTTGCTGGCGTATGGGAAACGCTTGGGGGAGCCGCAGGGAAACCATATGTAAATACGGTATACGACGATATGTATGATCAGTTTATCGCCCAAACCGACCGTCTTACAAGATTCGCCGTTGCGCTTCCGACACTCGGATCCGGACTTAAGGATTTTTACGACGGAGTTAAGGAAATTCCTTTTGACGATGAAGCCGCAAAGAATAATCTTTATGAAGCCATTGATCTTGCCAACGAAATAGCAACAAAAGTTTATTCGGTTATACAGTCGACTTCTTTCGATGCATATCGCGTTCAATATCTGGCTCAAGACTTATTCAGTACCGATGCCAACAATCCTGGCCTGTTCAACGTGCTCGACGATGTGTTTGACGCTGCTAAAAATTTCGATCAGACGGGAATGGCAAATGCTAAAACAGCGATCGAATCTATTTCCGGCATTATTGAGCCTGTCAGGTCCCTTCTGCAGGAGACACTTACCGGTTCGAGCTATCGCCTGCTGGATTTGGTAAACGATCTGCATAACGACAAAGGCACCGGTATGTTCGACGTTATGTCGAGCATGTTTAGCGGAGATACCGGTATTACAACAAAAATACCGCTCACCGAACTCCAGGCTTATGCCGGCGCTTTCAAGGATTTGTCCAGCGCATTGACGATGAGTGGCCAGGCTGCCACACTTGCCGGCGCAATTGACGAAGCTATTAAGAGTCTGGACGGCAAGGAAATTAAGCTTGTTGTTACACCGGTGTGGAATATGGGCGATGATCCGAGCAATCCGCTCGGCGTACCCGGCTTCGGCTGGAAACCGAATGTCACAAACGAATACTCAACCAACACGATTCAGAATATTCAGTTCCCGGACGTTCAGACCGTAAGGCTTGTGCCCGAGGACCTGAACGCAATTCGGAGCACGGTGTCCGAGGCCGGAACGCAGGTGTCCGGACGTGTCGGTGCTCTGGGCACTACCATTAGTGGCCTTCGGGTGCAGCTGGATACCGGCGTTCTTGTCGGGCAACTGGTGCCGGAAATCGATCGTCGGCTTGGCCGGTATTACAGCACACCGAGGTATATCTTTGTCCGTAATACCGAAGATAATCCATAATCAATGTTCATTTCTCAACAAAAAAGGAGGTGACCGTTTTTAATGGCGGTACCATACGTACTAATCACAATCGAGAGCGGTTCATCTCAGACAACTTACAACACTTTCACCGACTGGGGGCTTATTCCGTCGGGGCGGCTTGACGTCGCTCCGGCGGCCCTCCAGGCGAAATATCTTGAAATTCCCGGGAAGAACGGTGAACTGGATATCAGCGATATTCAGACCGGAAGTCCTTTGTTTAAAAACCGGACCGGCAGCTGGGACTTCAACATCGTTCCTTTCGGGTATGCTTTTACCGGACAAGATGTAAGCACCGCGATGAGAAATAAAACACCTGCGCAAATGGCACAGCTTGTTTACGACCGCATTCACGGTAAGAAAGCCACGGTTGTGGTAAGCAGCAATCCAAACTACGCTTACAGCGGACGGCTTCAGGTAAAGAGCTGGAGTTCGAGCAAGACGCTGTCGAAGATTTCCATCGACTATAATCTTGCCCCGACGAGGGAGGCTGTGAGCGGATGATTATACGTATTTACGCGACGGAATCCGGTCAGGCCTGGGGCTCGAGAACGCTGATCTGGCGAAGTGATCGTCAGGACGTGACAGTCAGCGGTACTTATTTTCCAATTGCCTATAATGTGAAACTGACATCCGAGATCGGTAAAATCGGAACTCTTAACTTTGTTATTGGTCCGGACCACCCTTATTACAATTCCTTCCGTAAGAAGAAAACCATTTTGACGGTTACCTACGATTCCACCAATGCTGGTGATGACGGAAGAAACTGTTTATTCCGGGGTCCGGTTACCGAGATCAACGTGGATGTTTATCAACAGGCGACGATCACGGCGAACGAATCGCTGTGCTACCTTGAAGACAGTCTGCACGTTCCGACCGGAAAGAGTAATCAGAAAAAGAAACGGCGCGAGTGGTTCCAGAAGGCTGTTCAGGACCATAACAGCCAGATGACCGGCGAGCCTGAGAAGAAGTTCACGATCGGCGAAAGTGCCAATGTCATCAGTTCTTTCAACGGCAACATCGACGAAGAAAAGTCCGTCGGCGATACCAGTTATTCGGACAATATGAGCTTCATCAACAGCAACGTGCGGGACGAATGCGCCGGATATCTGCAGGTTCGGTACAATTCGAATTTTTCGAAGCAGTATCTGAATCTGGTGGATCTTAAGGATTACGGAAGCACGGCGTCGCAGAAGCTCCGGTTCGGTGTTAATATCGAAGAGATCAGCCACGAGGATCTGAGCGACGACATTTACACCGTGCTTGTCCCTGTCGGAAAGGACGCCAAGACCATCGAGGGTGTTGGCGGAGATGCAACGAGAACAACCAAGTGTCAGGAGATGGACGGTACCTGGCGAGATGTCAGCGTTAAGATTAACGGCAAGTATATCGAGATACCGGAAGCAATTGCCTTATACGGTTATATTTACGAGCCGGTTTCTTTCAGCGATAAAAGCAAGAAAGAAGATATCTTAGCCGAGGCGCTGAAGCACATCAAGACGACCTATCACCCTGATAATTTTACGCTGAAAGTAAAAGCGATCGACCTTCATTATCTTGATAACGAAGTGCCGTTTATTCAGCTTGGTGACAAGGTTACTGTTATTCGGCACAGCAAGTATGTGAACAGCGAGCTCGTTGAGCGCAAGGTTACGGCCATCTGTTCGGCGATCGACTATGACTTTTCCAATCCGGAAAACACGGAATACACCATCGGAACGAGCTTTGACGGTCTGTCGAGTTCAGCAGGCGGAGGAAGCGGTTCCAGCTCCGGTGGGAGCGGATACGGCGGATCTATTCACGACTGTATCGGGTACATGGTCGGCGATATGGCCGTTATTGACCATGAGATCACACAGATTAATGGCGGATTGCTGGACGTTAACACGTCTATTACCAACATCAACAGCGAACTGATCAATCTTGCCGGAAGAGTTACTATTACCTACAACTACATGGACTCGACCTACGCGGATGTCACATCGATTATTAACTGGACGTATGGCAATACCGAGGCTATTGCCAACGTCGGGGAAATGTATGCACAGTGGATCGAGTTTAAAGGGTCGAAGATTTATCAGACTAAGGATCAGATTGCGAACTTTGTCGGGTTGTGGTATGCCACTTACGACGCTAACGGTAACTTTCTCGGATATGTATACAGGGACGGTGGCGGACTCTTTATTGAAGAGAACAACACCAAGTTTGGTCTGTTTCACGAAGGGAATCTTACGGCCGGCGTGATGGTTCAGATGATTAATGGCGAGACCGAAACTACTATCAACGGCGACAGAGTTAACATTAGTGCCAATAAATTATTCTCAAGCACCGTTGGAAAGCTTGAGGAAATTGGTGATCAGATGTCCGTAATCGAGCAGACCACAAATAGCATCAAGCTCGAGGTCTTTGATGAGAACGGCGGCAGCAAGATTACTCAATTGAAAGATAGCATTACGTCTGAAATCACCGGTCCGGAAGGAAGATTGTCTTTAGTCGAGCAAACGGCGGATAGCATCTCATCTGCGGTTTTCGATGAAAACGGCAATAGTAAGATTACTCAGTTGAGTGACAAGATAACTGCGGAAGTTTTAGCCCTTGACGGAAGGATATCAGGCTTACGCATCACTTCTGACATGGTCGATTTTGGGTTTTACAAAGCCGACGGAAACGGCGGACAGACCCTTACTTCCGGAATTCTTGTTGAAACATTGAGCGACGGAGCGACCAAAACAAAAATCAAAGCTGATTATATCGACTTTGAGGGCGTTGTGACTGCCAGTTACATACAGACACAGGTACTCAAGTCTGATCAATTCTCGGTGAATGGCCTTCTTGTCGGCAGAATTGGCCGAAATGTCACTATAAGCGGCACAGGACTTACCACAACGGGAACCATATCCGCATCCGATTTCCTATATTCGATTTCCGGACCAAACGGTGGCGGCTATAACAGTCTCGGTAACGCCGTCATTAGTTTTGATCAGGACAATATAACTTATAACAACAATACGGTAACTATTCCGTTTAATCGGGCAAATGGCAATCAAGGGACTCTAACTTTTAAGAATGTCACTTCAGTGACCGGCTATTGGAGTGACAATATCTATACCGTAAAAGCCGGAACTGAGGAAAAGACCTCGTTCACTATTGGTGCCAGATTTAACAATACGCCTGCTGGTTATTCCATCGAGGCCTATCGAATTGAAAAAGACAGCTCAACTTTGATCAGTATAGCTAAAACGAGCTTGTATTATCATCTAAAATCGAAGGCTTCCGGATCATACAGCATTGTCAGCATTGTGGATTCCAGCGATAGGGAAATCCAGAACACTCCGACATTAAATATCAGCATGTCGGTTACCGGCGCATGGAATTACGGATCGTTACCGAACACTTCGTTTGATTACTGGAGTGTTGGCGCTGAAAGCGGAACCCGCCAGTCTACTTCTTTCAGTCTTCGCTATGGCTACGAGGACAGCAGTCGGACGTGGTATACGAATGGGTGGACGAAAAACGGTTCCAATCAGTACATTACTTATGTTCAGGCTCGGAATGAAAATCAGCAGATCGCCCTGCTTACCGTGAACGCCAATACCGTATACACGGCAGGACAAGCGGACGGTAAGGCGCTAGCTACATTGACAGGATCGTGGAACAACAACACGTTAACCGTTAAAAACGCCTCGAATGCAAGCAATAAGTTTGTTTCGATTATCACTTCTAAGTTGGATGGCAGTGGCTCCTCTGCAAATTTCTCAATTCTTACGCAGAGTGCGGACAACGGCGGCAATGTAACTACGCGAAACACCTCTCGCGGGCATTTGCTGCTGAATTCGAATAAGGCAAATTCGACCGTTGGGTTGTATAGCGATGCAACCGGTCAGGTGGCGCAAGTTTCTGTCGGATCGTTGTATACTCAAGGTCAGTCAGACGTCGGACTTTCTGTATCCTGGAACGGTAACGATTACTCTGTGTCGAAAGCATTAAGCTCGTCAACAAAGAGTGATTCTTTCTCTATTGGTGCACGCTTTAATGTTTCAAGCGGTAGATATTATATCGAGAGCACTAAAACGCAGAATGGTTCTACAACGGATATTTCCAATACCTCTACGATATATAAGATGGAAACAAGCGGAAGTACTAGCTCGACGAAAGTTATTATAACCAACAGCGGCGGTACGCAGTTGTCCAACACTCCGGAACTTTCTGTCGGGTCGCTGTATACCCAAGGACAGAACAATGTAAAGATTACTAAAGGTAGCTGGAGCAGTGGACAGATCAGCTTTACTAAAAGTGCCGGCACTGCCGACACGAAGAGTGTGCAGCTTACTGCTGCGTCAGCGTCGTGGAGCGGCAACACCGCAAGTGTCGTTATCT